TAGCATTATAAACTTCTAAATTCATTAATACTTCTTGTGCTCCAGGATCTGGAGTATTACTTCCACCAGGATGCGAACTCCATCCTGAACCAAACGCTCCTCCAGCGGCTCCTCCTCCAGCCAATTGAATATCATAATATCGCATTACAGTGATGGACCTCCCATCACAGCAGCCGCATTCACACGAGCAGCGTCTCGTACTCTCTGAAATTCAGCCAAGGCATCTGCTGGACGGCCTTTTGGTGGATTAGCCAATCCAAACCAAGTACCTCTAGTAGCTTCTAACATCTTATGAAAATCATTCTTTTCTATCAAATCTTTATACTGAGTTGGCCAACGACGCTTAATGTATTCTGCAACCGCACCGGTTTGTTCTTCTAAAGTGCTTTCGTGGTTAGGTCCTCCAGTAAGATGTTGAGCTGTATCACGAGACATTCCTAATTGATTAGTAGCAAAATCCACATCCTTGGGATTCATTTGATAGTATCCATAATCTGCTCCAGTAGACCCTAATCTCCCAATATTCCGATTATTTCCAGGTTGATTATATCGTTCACTATAAGCTTCACTACGCTTGAAATCTGTTTCTGTTCGACCAATTGCTCTTGTAAAAGCTAACGCATTAACCGGGATGGGATCGGGTTTTTCTTCGTGTTTATCAAGCTCAGGAGGTGGAGTTGTTATCATTGATTTTGGGGACAATAGATTTGCTTGTTTTGACCAAGGATCATAAATCGGAGTACCACGGCGGCGCATTGGGGATGCAGTCTGTGTATCGGAAAGATTACTCCCGGCAGAACCATTCCATTTAATATCTACTTTAGCATCTGATCTATTATTGATTTTTGCTTCTTTAAGAGCAGGATGTGTTAGACTGCCGTGTTTTTCCTCTGGATGTTGTGGAGGGTCATCCTTTTTTGGTTCATCCTCTTTTGGTTTTGTAGACATCGGAGTTGGGTCTAATAGATTAGGTTCATCTAAAGTATTACTCGGAAGTGGTGATTCTTCTTTCTTAATATTTACGTCTTTAACTAAAGGATTATCTAACTGTTTTAACAATCTTTCCATGGAAGGTCCACGATTAGACCGTTCACCCTCTATATCAAAATGTTCAAGATCAGAACGATTTGCCCCTGTCGCTGGATCAGCTATACCTGGACCTCCACTAGCATTAAAGAAACCTCCCCAATTGAAGGCGTGTTGTAATTCTGGATGACGTACAAGCATTTCACGACGAGCATGAACTGCTAATTCTCTATAAAGTCCAGTGGTATCTTGTCCATAAGGATTAATTATGTTCCCCTGTGGATCACGAATATGCACATCTAAAGCATGAGCCCGACCATGTGGATCATTAGTAGTCCGAAGTCCAGACGAACCTACAACAGTGTAACCGGGATGTGCAGCCTCAAAACGATCTTTTGCACCAGACATAATTTCTCGTAAACGTGGATCAACAGGTCCTGGATTCCATCTTCCTTCTTTCCCCGGTTGAACTGGTAGATCGGACCATTGACCCGGTCCCCGTTTAACAGGTACTGGAGCAGCAAGTGCTCCTGGTAGATCCATATGTTTCACACCCGGTAAGGCGATGTTACCATCTACTCCAGGTGCGCCTGTGATAGTATATTTGAGACCTGGAAATTCTTCACGTAAGTGATTGGCTGCATAACCACCTTGAGAAAATCCATAAACCGCATCAACTCCACCCTGTTGCAACCGAGCTCGTGCTGCCGCTAATTGACCTTGCGAATCATCTCCTGATACATCCATTACTTCTAATTTGTAACCATTCGCGGCTGCATACTTTCGTGCTGATGCTTCGATTTCAGCAGGGGATTTATCACCATAACGTGATTTCATCCCATGTAGAAATAACATCGTCTTAGTTCCAGTAGCAGGGGTAGTAGGAGCTGGAGCTGGTGTATCTTTATACAAAGGTGGTCTGCCCATACCAGTGACTAAAGAATTAGTTTTTTCTAACTGGTCCTTAGGAATAGATTGTAAGTCACCTTGAGTAAGCTGTTCCCCTTTTCTAATCTTAGCATCGACTGCCGATGGTAGAGTAACACCTTCATTTTTAAGCCTATCAGCTACCGTTGGTCCCATGCCAGCAGGAATATCTGGAGGAATAAAAGTACGAACAGGAGCAGCAGGAACAGTCATAATATTAGGATCATGAATAGGAGGAAGTACTTCTACATTAGGACTAAGAGTATAATTTTTAAGATCAGGGATTCCTCTGCTAAATTTATTGATGCGTGAATTAAGATATTGTTGTGCCGGTTTCAAATAACCTGAAGCATACGCTATTCCAGCTTGTTCCTTAGTTCCACGATTCATTGCATCCCAAGTATTTCGATAATTAGTTTTCAAATTCCACGCAGCAAATTGACTTTGTAGACGAGGATCTCGCCAATCTGCACCAGGATAATTTTGACTTAACCATTTTTCATAATTCAACCACTCTTGCCCACCTTCTTGATACAATCCATGAGCAAAATGAGCTTCACCTCCCCAACGAGGTTGATCAGGATGTCTCAACGTTGGATTAAATCTAGATTCCTCATTTATATTCGCCAACAATCCCGCAATTCCAGTATCAGACATCCCGGCCTTGCGCCATTCATCAACAACAGAACTTACAGTCGCTTGTTTGTTCACTGGTACAGAAATACGAGGTTCTTGGCCTAATAGAGGACCTCCATCTCTTGCTCCTCTAGCTCCACCACCTCTAGCTCCACTTACTCCAGCACGACCAGTTGCTATGGCTCTACCTCTAACTCGTCCTGAAATTCCTCCTGTTTCAATCCCCGCAGCAGCAGCAGAACTGATAATAGCAAAACCTCCAGCTCTACTAGAAAAACGAGCAATTTGATCCTGCATTATACGAGTTTTATCCTGTATATATTTATCTAAATCTGCGAGTTGCTTCTTAAAATCTTCTATAACATCACTTCTTTTGTCCTTCCTAGACGGATCCACTGGCCCCGGCTGTTTCTTATCTTTTACTGCTTCAAATGATTTTAGCCATCGAGTTAATCCATCAGATATCTTTATTAAAGCATCGGCCAAGCCAGAATTTGCTATTGATTTCAAAAATTCAGCTTTTGCACTTTCGAACAGGATTAGTTTAGCGTTCAAAAAATTAACTGTATCTTCTTCCTCTTGTTGTGTTAATCCTAACCGTCCTCGCAAAGCAAGTTCACGTGCTGCTGCTCTTTTTAATTCTTGAGGAGTTATTCGTGGATCTCTCAAAGCTGCTAGAGTTGCTGGACTTAACGGTACTCCAAATTCGCGTGCGGCTTGATTTTCTTGACCAGGGAATCGACGCAAAAATTCTTGTGCTTTAATTAGAACTTGAATCATACCTTCTACAGTATCAATATCACGCTGAACCCCTAAAGTTCCGTATATCTGTAAAGCTTGTGCAGAAACTGAATAACCTTTGAGTATACCCATCACATTCGCGAGTAATGGGTCTTCAGGCAACATCCAAAAAGCTGTACGAAATGCACGTAATCCACCAACTGTTGTCCCCATTAATATCGCTTGAATCCGATCCTTTTGTAATGTTTCCATTAACAATATAGATTTATCATAAATCCATTTCACCACTGCAATGACTGCTACAGGCACTCCTCCAAATCTAAAAAGCATAGCAAAACGTCCAGCACTCATCGACCCGGCTAATTTCGTAAGAGAATTGACACCTGAAAATATATAATTCGGCATTACCATTGTTCGCAGAAAACTTCTGGCCTTTGGTCCTAACATTATAAGCATACGATCAATAAATCTTTCAATCGTAGATTTAAATTTATGAAATAAAGAAGGAAGTCGATTTACAAACCCTTGAACTTGTAGAGTAGGATTGCTAGAAGGAACTACTGTCGTTGGTACAATTGTCCTGGTTTGGATCTTCTTAATTTGGTTTACTACTCCTTGAGTCTTATCAATCATATCCATGAATTTCTTCATGGAATCTATAAAACTCGTAGGAATAGATATCTTTAGAACAGGCATTTAGGATTTCCACATAGCGATCATATATCGCTGCTGCCACTGTAAACGACTAGAATGTGGCCACGCTATTTCAAATTGATCAAAGAATTCACTAAATCCTTCTTCTATTAACCACGTCAAACAGCTATGAATTATTGACTCACGGCCGTTTTCAGACTCTCGCCAATAGTCTCTTCCGGTGTCCAAATCGGCAAGGAACGTTGATATTCCGTAACATTCAATAACGTAGTTTGCGCGCCCCAAAGAGTGCTCAATCCTTCCAGCGCCACCGTCAATTCCGCCCTCAGATGAACCGACGAGGCGCATGTAAAATATATGATACAATTTTCCACTTCTGCTGCTGTATCTGAATCCAAGATTCCACGTTGCTTGGCCACATTAAATGGATATTGTTCCCAACCATTTTCACCAGGAGCGACTACATTGGTCAATCGGTAAATTTCTGCTATCAAAGATTGCTGAGTTTGTTCCCAAACGCCAAGTTTCTTGGCTTCATCGCGTAACAAAAGAGCCGCTACGCGCGGCCCTGTGACTGGACCAAGTCCATGAGTGTAGACTTGGGTAAATGCTCGTGATATGACAAGATAATTATCTTCGAATACTTCTCTTCCTATAGGAGTAGAGTGAATATGAACAGGCCCTTTTTCGGTATCTACACTAAGAACAAGATTCAATTTCCTATTCAAGGTGATATTCGCCATACGTTCCTCCCTTCAGGCTCACGTTAAGTTCCGAAGAATCCAGTGTTTACGTTGTAGTATCCTCTTGCTGTGACAACCATAGCTGCTTCCATTCCGGCAAAAGCCATTTCCCGAACACTTTCCAGTGCAACGTTATTAAGAATAAATGGATTTAGGACATCTGTATCCGGAAAAATGGTCGCAAGATCCATAAGAGTTATGTTCTCGATTTGCTGCTTATAGAGTGCTGCAAGCGAAGAACTACGAACAATAGACATGGTTATTGACGCAGCGAGATAAGGAGCCGGACTACTCACCAAGCTGACCATAGCCGGGAGCAGATCAGTAGCGTTTCCTTCCAACGCCAATCGAATTCCTTCAGTTGTCAGAAAATTCGATGTGACGTTGAGTTCTGGAAATTTCGCCCAGACTACTGAAGCCCGGAGACGATTCAGGACGCCGGGGGGAGTAAATTGAAAGGCCATGGGCTACCCTCCTAGAGTGAGACAAGGTCTGTGACTACCACATTTACAAGAATGTGTATGAAGCCACGCGCCGGGATGAATAGAGTTGAGAGCCCATCATATTCCCCGATTTTATAGTCACCAGGATTCGCTAGTGTATAATTGAGGAATGGGACTGCATTCACGTCGCATTGACCTGCAAAAGTTCCACTGTTTATGGCCGCCGATAGATCAGGGCCATCAAACTGGGTCATCTGGATTTTACCCAGGATCATCCCAAAAGTCTGAGCATCCTGCATTGTGTCGAGAAGTATTGTTTCTAGGTAATTGATTCCATCCTGGTTATAATACAACGGAGCCAATGGGTTGTTAGATCCGTTGATAATAGCATTGCTGAGATTCAAGTTTACTTCAATCTGCACCCAATCTATCGTGTACCACCAATTGAAGTAATCATGATGGTCAAGCGTAACTCCTTCATAAACCATGGTGAAGGAAATGCCACCTTCCGCACCGGTCGAAACATAGTTCGTGGCTGCGGCTTTGAAAGATCTGAGCAACGGACCATTGTTCTTCTGTGGATACTTTGTAACTCCGTAGAGGAACTTGAATGCCATTGGTGAAATTCTGTTCGTATTAGATGGGCGATAAGCCAAGGCATTATAGAACATCGCCGCCAAAGTAAATTCACCGTTTGGATCCAAATAGTTTGGTATTTCATACCTTGCCGGATCAACTCCTACAGCTGGAACATAGATTAGGTTGGTATCAGTCAATTCCGGAGCCTCAACCATCTGGATAACGTCTTTAAAAGTTGATCCCAATGCCGTGTTTTTACCGAAAAACAAATTATCCATAGTGCTAGGAATCACAGTTAACCAGAAATACTCCATAGTATTAGAAGGAGCTTCAAACTGTTTTAGTAGATTCGTAAACGGCAAAGGAACATCAGCAGTGCCAAGAATAAATGGATCACTACCAAATCTCCGTGGCATTAAGAACCCGTAAATTGTCAACGGGTTCTGCTGAAGCCAATTTTCCAGAGCAGCGACATTGTTGTCTGGATTGTTGTCATAGCCAAGCTCCAACACCCACACGCCAACTTCATTACCCTGACCAAAGAAAGTAGTCGCCATCTGCGACAATTCAATCGCAGTCATAAATTCAATCGTTCCTTTGGTAGTAACAGTTCCTGGATCAGCAGTAGTATGCGAGTCGCTATACGTGAATTGACTGGATCCAGTAATTGTGCAAGTATGAAGTCCATTATAAGCAGGACCAATGGGAACAAACCCATTCATAACAAACCCAAGAACATCACCTATAGAAACATTAGGAATTGGATTAGTTGTATGAACAGTAATCGTTCCCGCTGCCCATGAAACTGAAGACACTGCCAAAGGCTGCATCAGTATCAAAGGAGATCCAGGCGTTGTCAGATCCACAGGAGCATTGAGATCTGAAAGCTGTGTCAACAGCGTAGTAGCTCCAACAGCCAAATTCGTTGCACCAAAGGACACCAATGCCCCTTGACGCTGATAGTTAATCGGAGTCGGAGCCTCAATGATTGAAACGTGAACCGTTACAATCGCATTGGGATCCGTGCTAAATTGAGTCTGGACACCGGCCATGGTCACGTTCCTTTATTCAGTGATAAAAGCAAGAAGCTCTTATCGGCGAGATTTTCCACGGTGATGAGGCTTGGCACGACGAGGCTTGGGATCACCATTATCGTCTTTTTCTTCTTCCTCAGCCTCTTCCCCAACCTCTTCAACTGTTTCTTCAACAGATTCGTCGACTACCTCTTCTTCAGCAACTGAAGCTTCAGCTTCTTCAGCCACTGCCAAAGACGCAACCTGTATAGTTGCTGTGAACATAGTCGGTTTGTTCGGAACATCACCAGCACCAACTGCTGATAGAACAGTTACTCCACCCGGTTTCTGGGCCTTAGCAAGAATTGGATATTCTGCTGTGTAGACGGGAAGAACAGTTGTCTGTGGCATAGAAGCCTCCTAGTTATATCTGATCCCCAGTCATCCACTGGAGTTGATTCTGGACTACAGCATGTTCGATAAACTGCCGTGCGATATCTCTACTAGTTCCTTGCAGATAGTTAACAAGAAATTCGATTGTTTTGTATTTAGAAAGAATACGAAGTTCAGATTGCTTGGCCTTTTCATCTTTCACATTTGGACTATTTGCAAACCCTATAGTCATCCAGTCACGAGAGTATTGGCTGACGAAAGCCACAAAATCATCAGACATAGCATTATCTGCACCATACACATGAATCTTTACACGGTCTCTGCACAAACTAGCAGATTGTAATCGTGGTCCATAATACGGACTCATCTCTAACGTTGTAGTTTCCTCAATATGTACAGAACCAAACGGAGGAGGCAAATTGTCATCAACCAAATAAGAAGGATACAAAGGAAAAGGACAAGTAAATCCAGGATATGGAGGCACATAGATCGGCATATAAAGCCAGATTGGCAGAGAATTTGAAACAACCAAAGATGGATTGAATTTAGATGGATCCTCTACAACTTGAGTTACACTCTTACTAAAAAGAGCATGGCCACGATAATGATAAAGATCAGCTTGTTCATACAAACGAGCACGTGAAGAAAACGCAAATGTCAATTCATTATAATGACAAATATAAATGAAATCAGGACCTATCCGATTAAATGGTTGAACCTCCGAAAGAGAAGTAAAAATCACTTCATTAGTATCATATGTAGAATCTTCTTCTTGTTCTATTTCTGTAGCATAATGAAAAGAACCTGTGACTTGCACATCAGTCGGCATAGTTACAGAAGTAATAGCTTCTTCTAAAATACATGTGAATTTATGACCTCCAGTAGCAGAACAAACCCATGCCCCTGTTAAAGAATTAGCCGGGATATCTATACCTTCTCCGGGTTGAAGTTCAATAGTAGTCCCAGTCACGTAAGAGTATGCAGGACCAGTAAAATCTACAAATAGAGGTTCCGCTACGTCTAGCCCTTGGTCGCTGGCTGATAATGGATTAACTATTCTACCACCTACTATATCATTCGCTCCTAAATTCCCAGGAGAAACTTGTCTAGCTTCTCCATTTTTTAGCGTTTGAGATACTCCTTGTCTGACTTGAATACCAGGAGTTGCGACATTGCCAACACTAGATGGTACTTTCAACCAATAGACCATACCATCTAACGGAAACACATATCGCCTGTATAAAGAAAACGATAATTCTTGATCCACCGACAGGGCAATCACACCTGCCGCAAGTGCTGCTCCAAGAGGAGGTTTAGAACCAAGAATTTCAGCAATAGTAGGCATTATGCTGATACTGAAAGTGCGATGTTAGTTGGACAGCTTTTCACGTAGATTCCATTAGCAAATGGGATTGCTCCAGTCATAAGAGATCTTGGGAAAGTTGGACCAGTTGCTCCAGGAGTTAACGCAACTCCTGGTCTTGGCTCCCACAAGAAAGCCAATGCAGAAATCGTTGCAGCCCACAGAGTACGACCTCCAGGACCATCAGTTAAACAGATTTGAGTATCTTTATCCGTTGTAGTAGGCAAAAGCGTTACGGACAAAGCACTTATTGATCCGGCAATTGCTACAAGTGACGTACCGACTTTAGTAGAATCAACAACATAAGGAGTCACTAGTTGTTCAGGTGTATCCTGTTCTGTCATAGCTTTATCCCTCCAAAAATAATAGCCGCTATCAAAAATGCAAGAGCAAGCCAACCAAGATGAATACGACTCCATGCTGGAGTTCCAGGAGTGGTCGGTTGGAAAATTGCTGCCAAGATAGAGCACACCAATCCAAATACCAGTAGAACGAGACCTAAATGTTCCATGTTAGTTCTCCGTCCATACACGGAAAGAATTCCGATAAGTTCCTGTATCTACAAAACTGGGTCTACCAGTCTTTTTAGATGTTCTAGTTGGAGTATTAAATAACAAACCATCGTATCTTCGATTAGTAAGATTGTGTCTGAATTTGTCCCGGATTTCCACAGGATCTGTATCTTTTAATTTAGGTGGATAAGGAGTACCGGCCATTGACAAATTCAAAGCATCAGAATAAGCATCTTCCAACATCGGAATTAACATCTGTTGCGCATCTAAATTATAAAATGATTCAACAATCATGTATTCGGATTCTAATTCTTTAGCAACCTGAGTACTAGTCTGTCTCTTTTGAAAACGACCCTTTTTGTCTCTAGTCAGAGTCGTATAAGAAATATCTTCAAATCCAAATTGTACCTTCATGCTGTGAGACCCCAGATTGTGCCCCACTGTCCAGCAAACATTAGATACCGACGACCCCAAGGAGATTTCAATAACTGTAGATCCCACAACGTAAGATTTTGCAATTGATTAGGGATCATCATACTTTCAGATGTATGTTGATCATGAGCACTATTTATAAGACCAGGAGTAAATGCATTGACTCCAAGTTTATCTCGTAAATCTGCCCAATAGGTGCTATTAGGATCATCTTGCGCTATTTCAAGTAATATCGCTCCTCCTAAATTATAAACACATAATGCATAGATAGTAGGACTCGTAGGTTGAGATGGAATACTGGCCAACAGATAATAAGTAAGATTTAAAGATTCATCGTAAGCAGCTTGTAGAGTAGCGTCACTTGGCATATTCCCAAGTGGAACAGCCATAATCGCTTGTACCCATTGCTTAAATCCAGCAAAAGTAGGATCCATTAAGATATAGTCCCTGACGCTGGAGTATTAGTAGGATCGATAACATTAATGTCTACAGTTGCTTGAATGTTCGCATTAGTATCAGGTGTTGCTATCAATGTAACCAATCCAGCATAAACACCTGTGACCGTTGCCGTTAACGCCGGAGCTGGATCTGGAACAAGACTAATAGCACCTTCACCACCTTCAGGAGGATCAGTAGACCAGACTACACTATTAACGGTAGCAGCTCCACCAACCGCATTTGAAAACGAAGCTGTAACGACTATGGAACTACCTATATAGACTGGTAATGCCATTAGGCGCGACGCCCACGTCGGCCTGATTCTGCAGCCGGAGGCCCATGGTCAGCCAACCTTGTTACTCGAACACCTTCTGCAACATGGTCGGCATCATCAGAATATCCGCCCCTTGGTTCCTCCTCAGTAAAACTCATTTCCAGATTTCGCAAAGGAGCACCGATTTGCTCCTCAATTTGTGAATTCACAGCAAGCGCCGCTTCCTGACGCAATCGCTGCCCGAATACTTTCAATGCATCATCTTTCTTTATCATTGCTCGACGCAATTTGTCTGCAGAAATGGACTTACCGATGGAATAACACAACCCACCAAATGGGAGAGACATACTATCCAATTCGTCTACCGGGGCAATTCCATAAGTTTTATGTTGATCGATAATGTAGTCAATTTCCTGTATTGTTAGATCTACTCTTGCACCATTAGGTGCAATGCGAATTTGCCCACCGATAGGAATTGTTTGCAACACAATTCCAGGACGCTCTAGCGCACGATAAGCAAACTGCTGAATTTGCTTAGAAACATTTCCGATGTACAGTTCAGGCATAGATTCCTCCCTAAAATTTGCACCGGACGCTTACAGTCGCCCCTACAGTTTGAAGCACGTTAATTCGTGCTAGTGCTAGAATGGTCGGGGATCAGCTCAACAACGTTGCCAGCACACAAGTGTTGCTGAAAACTGATCCCCATCAAAGCCTCCTAGCTGGTCCGGAAGCTTCGAGTAGACTTACTGATATTGCATCGTCACTATTGTTACCGCTTCCGGACGCACGGCCCAACCGGAAGTGACACGCTGTTCCGCGAGTACGTCGATAGCTCCGCCGGCGAGCGGAACAGGGATTTCACGCGGTGCGGCCATGTCGCAAAGCTGAAGTGTGCAAGCCGTCATAGACGGAGTCAGCTTCGCGAACTCGTTGGTATTGATCCGCGACCCCTTTGGCTCTTCCACTTCTGGCATAACGATGATAACTGCATCGTTTCCACCCGCGCCCTTGCCGATAAGCGTATCGTCGTAGGCCCAGATGATTTCGTCATCGTTCATTTCCAGAACGTCTTTGACCACACCAGCCGTTGATTGAGAACCGGCACCAACACGCTGATAGCTGGTGAGCTGAACGATGTTCTGGTACTCCATGGCGCCGAGAGTCCGTTGCGGCCCAACGAACACGAACTTACGACCAATGCCGAGCTGATTGGTTCTGGACTTGATGGCACTGATCAAAGAAATCAAGAAAAATGCCATCTGACCATTGTCATAGGTGACAACAGTCGTATTCCCCGCGCTGTCAGCCGGAAGGCTGACTGCTGTGGCTCCGCTGGCGTTGACTAGACCTTCGCCGTTAGCCGGGTTGAAGCCGTACAGCAATCCGTTCCTGATAAGCTGGAATGTCGCCTGCCGCATCCCGAGACGATGTGCATCGACGATAGAAAGACCCCATCGCGCCATCGCCGCCGTGTCGTGATGATCGTACTCAGCACGGACCCGAAGAAGGTACGTCGGAGCACTGATCTGCGACATAGCGAACGAAACTCCAGGCAACTGGTTATACGAAGATTGACCAGCAGCCATTCTTGTACGTAGATCCACACGCTTGATGTAAGCGTACAGATCACCATCTGACAATCGAATGAGTGGCGCACCACTGGCGAGCAACTCAAACGCTCCAGAAGCTTGAGAATACGGCATCAATGTGTCAGGCATCATGTAAGAAGGATGAACCTGAACGAATGCCGGAGCAATCGAACCCATGATCTATCTCCTTTGATTGAGGTTAGGCCAGAGTTGGCCCCGGCCTGGGTCCAGGTTGAAGATTACAGCAGGCAGACTGCCGCTGCTCCGTTGTAGTTCCACGTGACGAAGCCGGTCCCAGCATTATACGACGGAACCATGCACCCCGAGGACTTAATAGCCAAAATCTTCACTGCCAGTGCCGTTGTCGCAAAAGCAATGATCTTCTGGTTTGCGAAATCCCACGAGACTTGCTGCGTGATCAGACCACCTTCCAACGTCACCAACGTTGGATCGATCGCCAATGCCACACGAGCACCAGAACCGAGGCGATAGAAATTCACCATTCCACCGCTTCCGACCACAGGAACCGGCGATTGTGGAGTATTCACCGCCGCATAGTTCTGATCAAAGACGCTGAACCCAGTAAGGTTCGCATAAGCTGCTGCGCGAGCGATGACTGGACCCAACGCGATATCCGCTCGTGTCGGGGTTGCCGGAGAAGTAGTCCGCTCCGTTGGGACGTTTTCCGATATGGCTACTCCACCAAACATCGGCAGAGTTTCCGCCGCCGCCAGCCATCCGCCAGAAAGCGCGAAGCGTGCCGCCGGATCTGGGAAGGCAGTTCCAACAATGAGTCCATCGGACTCAATGTTGAACATTCCAGCCGCATTAGTCTGGACATATGGGTTGAATGCGATATTCGCCACCATGGTGTTACAAGTCCTTCTTTAAGAGTGAAGACTGGATCTGCAACTAGACAGACTGCTGAGTGCAGTTAGACCGACTGCAGAGTACGGAAAGACGCAACCCTGCGTCCCGGTCGACCCATCTCCTTGACAAACGATTCCTTGCCAAAGAAGACGTTCGACCGCACTCCGGTCGATGGATCGATCTTGGTGACCATACGCATTTCACCGGCTCCCAAGTCTACAGGATTGGCAGCAGCGGAGTCAGCGTCAGAATAGATTTGGCCTTCAGCAATACCAAAAGCTTCTTCCGGCAGTTGGGAAAGCTTTACGCTCTTCCAAGCCGTCGAATGAGTCTTCAGCTTAGTGGCCAACCGCTTGCGATAATCCAAAAGGGCTTCCCCTTCTAGAGGACGAGGAGCTCGTTGCCCAAAGCCATTGAATACGGCGTCAGCGCGAGCTTGAGCATCCGCAAAGGCCGCATGTTCCTCGTCAGACCGAGGCTTCATCATCGCATTCAAACGTTCGATCATGACTTTTTGATCTGCGATTTGACGACGAAGAGTACCGACTTCATCGGAACGTGTTGAATCGTCCTTCTTGTCGTCGTCATCATCGTCGGACTTCTTGTCGTCGTCGTCATCGTCGGCCTTCTTGGCGTCGGCCTTCTTGGCGTCGGCCTTCTTGGCCGAATCGTCTTTTTCCTTGCCGTGCTTGATTTCAAGCTCGCCGTCATCCGCCTTTTTGGAGTCCCCGGTCACCTTGGCTTTAGCGACGCTTGCATCATCCTTTTTCTTATCGCCGTCATCATCCTTGATTCTTGTCTTGGGGGCGGTGATGCCATCATCCTTGCTCCGGTCATCATCGTCGTCGTCGGACTTAGTTTTTGTGCCCGCATCATCGCGTGGCGACTTTTTGTCGTCATCATCATCTCCCTTAATGATGTTCTTTTCTCCCACCTCAAGAGCGTCCATACGCTTGGCAAGAGAATCAAGCTTCGTTACTGCGTCGGCCAAGAGTGCGTCGACGCTCACAGTTCCTGCTGGCATAATAACCTCCTATGTTCCAGCCTCAGTTATCGCGTTCGCGACGCGGCGCGACTCAGCGAACCATTAAATCCTTCCTGGACATAAATCCAGCAAGTCGTTCAGCAAATCGGTTTAAACCATCGGCAAACCCTTCTAAACCAGGAGGAATGCCTTGCATTGGTCCTGCCGGAACATCACTAACTCCTTGAGGAGGTAATGATGGAGCTGGAAGCTCACTAACATCTTTCTTCGCAGTCACAACTATCTCAGATGGTGATCCAGAAGCCGCAGAATCATTATCAATCCGAATTCCACTTGCGTCACCACCTTTATCCCACACACCTTTTTCACATATTGCTAAGTGATCCACAAAGCTTGGATTACCTTCGACCAAAAGGTTAGACCCATCTTCCATTTCCAAATTATAATTGACTTTAGGATCTCGAAATACCACACTGGGAGAAGTAGATAACTGATTATTGACAATAGCAACCATTGCACCTTTGTCATAAATCTTTGCTATTCCCCAAACTTCATCTCCTTTAATATATGCGATAAACATCGTTCCTACAACACGTTTAGAAAATTCATCAGAATTTAGAATTTGTGAGTTCGGATGATCAAGTATAATAGGAACACCACTACAACGACGCAGAAACTCAGGAGAGAGATAAATGGTATCACGCCGATAGACCCACTCATTGAGTTTAGGTCGGAAACTAAATCCAGTGCCACTAATCCGCATATCGACCAAACAGATGTTTTCAATATATTGTGGTGATACAAGTTCTCCATCCCGTATAGCTTCAGCCAATTCAAGCTCATTCATTCCCTTCATCTTACGCAAAGCAATCATACAACCAGGATGAAGAGTTAATGAAGTAGCATAGTCCGGGTTAATCCATACATGAGCATCATGTTCATGGTTAAGCCTTGGAATAAACTCATCGTCGCAATTGAATATGAATGTTGAGAAATCAACATCATCTCTGATACGGCGAGTAAGTAATTTTCCTGCATGTCCGGAATTGAATCCGGTTTCTTCGAGACATTCTCGAACCGCACAAGACTCAATTGTCTCACCATCTTTCTGTACTCCTCCTGGAAACGCCCATCCCAGCCCATCAGTCCGGCGGCAGAGCAATATACGTCCATTCGGAGATTTAAATAGAATTCCAGCCGCTACTGTCATCCAATTTCCTTAGGATGTCTATTACTCGGCTGCATATTGTCTTTTGTACGCGGCTTTACATCAACCGGCTTACGTTGATGTTGACGTGCTTCAAAAGCATCCATTCGAGAAATCAATGAATCACACTCAGAAACCAATTGTTCGACAGGAGTAGGTTTACCTGTATCATCATCTACTCCAGTGATCTTGCCTTTATTCTTCATAGCATAGAAAACCTGTCGTCCCCTATCATGCCCATACTCTTTAACAAGAGAAGATCTGATTTCTTTGCCTTTTTCAGTAAGAGGCATTATCGTGTAGCTCTACTTAATTGTCTAATTCTTCGTTGTTTTAGATAATTCCGAGTTATTTCTTCCCAAGTTTCTTCATTTTCTGGTTCAACTTGCAGTTTTTTCGCTAAAGCAACTAAATCACGCTCAGAAACTTTGTATTTCTTCCGCAAATACGTTAAAGAACTCACAATTTCCTTATTTAGCGGCATTCAAGTACTCAAGAAGCCGAATTACAGTTGAATCAGCTCGAGCCATCTTCACTTTTGGAATTTCAGGTCTTGGATCATCTGGTTCCGCACCAGCATCCATTTGTTTTTGTCTATTTTCATCATCTTTCTTCAATTGAACAAGCAATTTCTTGTAATCTAGGTTCAATGGACTCGAATAAAGAAGCTTGTTGTTCGTAATTGCATCTGCGATCCACTGAATAAGTCGTGCTTTGTTCTCAGGATCGAAGCTAAACTCTAAAATCTGGTAAATTGAAATCGCAGCCTTCATCTTTGTATCATCAACCTTGACCTGATCGGAGTCAGGTTCACGCAAATAAGAAGGCCACAAGGCTTGATAGCTATTCATCCACTGATAAAACGCTTCCTTGTACTCCATTTTCCCATATTTTTCTGGGAACATCACTTTCATGGATTCAAAAAAGGCTGGAGTCCATGCACGATGCATTACAATTCGATCCAAAAACCGGTAAACAGGATCCATTGTTTCCCGCATCCGGTCCATATAACGCGCTACAGCCTTCGCATCTTCCGAACCTTCTCCAAAACCTTCTGCGAACGACTCTTGCGTAAGGAGCTTAACCGGCATATCGACTGAATTCGCGATATTCTCGAGTATGTTTCGTCGAGCAAGGACGTGTGGTCCTTCCAAATTCTGCATGTTAAGGGATTCAATGTCTTCATCAGGCGTAATATTGAGTACATTTCCGGTTTCTGCCTCTTTAACAAGAGACCGCTTGAAACCAGCAGCCCAAGCCATGATGTTATCGACGAAATTCCCCGGCTGTTTGATCTTGGCAACCAAGACTCCAACCTTGGTTTCTACCAAGTCATCAGCTATAAGGCTTTTGATGTAAGATTTAAGAGGATAAAAAGAACGTTGATAAACGCTACGACCCACGAAACCAAAAGCAGAAGTAGTATAGCCCAGATAAATCGGTTTTTCATTCGTTACTGTGACAGAACGTGAAGAATGATACGAAGTTCCACTCACAGCTATCTGTGAGTACTTCATAAAATCCATAGCGTTGGGATTTTGATTTAGGACCAAACTCCCAGATGTGTTGAGAGGATCCAATATGTTAAAAGAAATGTTAAGATCAGGAAGATCCCAATAATCAATCTTTTCACTACTCTTCATCCCATCAACCAACATAGCAATAGACGCAATCCCATACATCCGACTAACAGTAAGAAGATTATGGACAAGAAAGTCTCCACCTAAACTCTTCCATTCTTCTTCAAAAGCATTAACGCATTTTTCACCTGGACTATCAGGGATTTTTATTTCCCGTTTCTGTGAAAGAGCCAATGAAACTGGCCCTTCAGCAATACGTGCTCCTAATGGATGATAAAGATATATCTCCTTGCATGTTTGATAGCTGACAACATCTCCAGGAACAATATCTGGAGCTACCAGTAGCTCTTGGAGAGCATTACCGGGAGTTGTCGTCACCATTCCGTTTGAAATAGATGTCATTTCCTAGATGGGGTTAAGAAGACCGCGAACTCCCTGTATCGGGAACCCTACTTTTCCCATTGGTTTCGCATGATACGTTTGTTGAACCATTCGTATCGGCGGAGCTGGAATTCCCATTGGTTTCGGATGATAAGTCATGGATAATGGGAAACTAGGAGCTCCCATTGCTTTCGAGTGATATGTTTGACTTAGTAATCTTGTACTAGACAAAAAAGATGATGACATCAATAAAGGCTGTGACCGTACCCACTTAGAAAGAGTAACCATCCATGGCGAAGCTAGGGGAGGAACAGGGATTCCAAGCGTTTGTTTCCCCGCTAACATCTGTTCCGCCATCAACACGCAATCCATTAATCACCTGCCGGGGCAGTAAAAGTAAAATCTATAGGATCAGAAGTCAATTTCCCAGTATGAACAGTCACAGGGACAACATCAGGGGCAAAGAGTGAAGGCTTCACTCCTGTTGTTACTTCAGTATCAGAAACAAACGTCGTTGGTTCATCATAATTACCAAATCTGATAACTGTCCCTTGAGTGAAATCAGAACCAATACAAGAAAGAGTTAAGTCTGGATCACCAGAGACAACCGTATCCGGGGATAATGATGTAAGGACCGGAGGGACAGCCATTGTAAGATCAAAGCTGCATCCCAAAGGAATACTCTTCACAACAAGACTATTGAAATCAATAATTCCATCCGCCAACAGAATACTACCGGGAGCGATAGCACTCGTCGAGACATGGATA